CGCGCTTAGTGCCCTCATCAACTTCGGAGAGTATCTTAAACTTTGGGGTCTTGGTGAGCTTCACCCCATCCTTAGTGACGAATGATTTCATCCGTTCAACTTCACCACGGGGCATTTTCCTGGTGTACTTGAGTGTGACATTCTTAGTTCCAATAGTAAATTCAGTTGAAGACATTTTAATATTTACCTATAATAAAATATGATTGCTTTCGTGATTTTACTGATCATTAACATCACAATTCTTATGCGAACTGTTCAGGTGCCATCGAAGGATGGTGAGAAATGGACTATTTACGGGTCCATGGGTTGTGGCTGGACTCGTAAACAGATTGAATACATGAAGAAGAATGGTAAATCCTACACATTTGTCGACTGTGAAGAGGAGGATTGTCCGGGTGTTGAGGGTTTTCCAACTATGGTCGACCAAAATGGTGAAAAGATTGTAGGATTTAAGGAAGTTTAGATGCCGCGAACAACGCTAATAGACAAAGCGAGGATAAAGGCGTCCATCAAGTTCTTGATGGGTTTCAGGATGGAGATGTGCTTCACGAGAGACCTGTTCCACACGAGGCGGAGAATGAAGGTGCTGATGAGAAGGGTGAGCACGAAGATGAGAAACTCGGTGAGTGCGTCAGACTTGTTTTGGGATTTGGATACTTCCTTAATCATTTTATTAAATACGTAGATTTTTTTCTAATCAAAGTATATGGTGACTCCTCCTGTAAATGGTTCTGAACCAAAGTATACCACGAGAAGGTGGGGTTCTACTAGGGGTATAAACAATAATAATTGTTATGCGTATGCTGTAGGAGACTATGAAGCATACCGTTGGCAAAAATCAGTCCCAGGGGACCGTTCTGGTATGTCAGATAGAAATCATAACTATACCCATTGCACCAATTTACCCAAACGTGTCATATCCGACAACCCCAAAAAGGTTTACAGGGTGGATGGTGATAAGAAATGTAAAAATGGATACTACAAAGTCATGATGTTTGTTTCTCCTGGGAGACCAACCAATTATATTCGTCAAGGTGATTTTCATTTTTACAAACAACATAGTATGATTGAATACAAAATCAAAGAGGGTGATACGGTCAAATCGGTTGCAGCATTTTTCAACGTTCCCATTGCACGGATCCGCGCCGCTGGAAAATTCAAGGTAGGTAAGAGACTTATATTTCGAGCAAATGTCTTCAGTCACAAGCGTGGGTGGGCAACTGGTCCACTTCTGACTGACGCTAAGGGAAAAGTCATAAAAGATCCTCGTAAAGCTTCTAGAAACTATCCTGGTTTAAACTATGAGACATATTGTAGTTCATTCTGCGTCAAAAACAGAGGAATCAAAGTCGGAAAGACTCACCCCAAGGTCAGAAAGAATACTGTCTAAATCCAATAAATTTTCAACCCCATCAAAAGAAAGATCGAATAGATCGACAACGTCCATCGTAACACTTTCGTTCAATGACACAGAATTAGACCTTACTGTGTGATTGTTTTGTACTGTAACTATGACCTTAAATTGGGAAGCATCGAATACTTTTCTACATATTGGACAAGTATTTTTACCTTTATTTTTCCATTCCTGTAGACAGTGGGAATGAAACATATGTCCACAACGAGTGGGTGGATTATTCCTCGTTGTTTTAACTTCATTGAGACATATGGAACATGTTGACATTCTAGAGTATGGTTTTAAAGTTTTTTTTATAATTTAGCTCAGTATGTTTTAGAGGTGTCGACTAGGGGTTTGTTGCAATCATGGCACCTGGCTGTTCCCTGTTCATTCTGGATTTTCTGGAGAAGTTCGGGTCCAGACTTTTGGAGAAGTTTCCTATAAGAATAATTATCTTCAAACGATATGCCATTGTTTTGCATAACGTAGTTATTGAGAAGCTGGGCTGACGAGTTTATTGTGAAGCATCGACCATCGGCCATGCCAAGTCGTTGAGACATCTTGTATTAAATTACACCTAGAAATTAATTTGTCTATTCAAAGTTGTGTGAATCCAGGATTCAAAACCTTTCCCTCTGAGAACCTTTACAAAGGGTTCACACCTGTAGCCCAAAAATATATCGAAAATATCGGTATCAGTTGTCGGACTTACTCTAATTCTGGGATTTTCGTTGATGTGGCAATTGATTATATTGTAACCAAATGCAATTTCCTTTAGAGTCTCCGCTCCTGTGATTATGATTTTACCTGTGCTGAATATACTGCACGTAATTTCCTTCATATCATGGGCTGGTTTGAATTTCACTTTAACTGCAGAATACCGGTCTGGTTCAAATGAAACCTTGAAAATTTCATCATAATTTTCAAACCAATCGGCAACCAAGTTTAAATTCAGATTATAGTTTAAACTAAAGTTGGAATTGATCATCACAACCCTAAAGGATTCTACTGGAATTGTATTTTTCATATCCAAAAAAGTCTTGAAGATGTAAGTAAGTTGGGTAATGATACGTTTACAATCAAACAAGTCACAACATCCAGCGACCTGAATACTACCATTTGGGAACACCTTTACCGATTTTGTACTGTAGGTGTCATGATATGTGAGTGTAACCTGGTTATAGAAAGTTGTCGGCTTGAGTTTCCATTCAAAACCATCCATCTTGGATCCATCTCGTCTCATCTTAAACGAACCAATCTCATTGAAGATTGTTCGTAGTTTGTTAATATCGATTTCCTGAACGAAACTTGAAACCATTGTGATCGTTGTAATTTTTATCCATGATGGACGAATTTCTTCGGGTATTTGATTCCTAAACGCATCTATACTTAGAAGGTATGAGAAACTGTTATTAGCAATTTTAGAATACATTTTGACATATTTTACAAGTAGTATCTCTTGACTTAGGTGTTTAAAGAATACATTTACATTCTTTATAATGACACGCTTTGTTAACTCTGCCACCCACGTTCATGATGTGGAGTCAGATTTATCATACGCAGAAATACGTTATGATCAATATGTAGAATCAAATGGTGTGTATCAAACCTATACTGACTATATTAGCACTGAACCACGTGGAAACTGGGTGAAGTTGGGTGCATTCAAGCACTCAATTCCTTATGAAAAATTTTTGGACACTATGGTATCCCAAACGTTTGAGGTATGTCAACGGAAAGCTGAGGTGTATCTCGATAGTATCCTCGGTGAAGAACTCGAGATCCGCCATTTTATCAGACTCTTACACGCAGTGAAAATTGTAGACCCAACATTTCAACCACCCCATATTAATAAAAAGAGTGCTTGGCAAGTGGAATTCTTACAAGAATTTTGTAAAAGGTACATCACAGATGCTATTCAGGAGTGTAAGAGTCAATCGCGTCTCAAATACTTCTTTAACGTTTTACACGCAATATCATTAGATATAAAATAATTGTGACACAAAGTATATATCCCAAAAGTGTTACATTTGACACACTGGTTATTGGGCGTCGGTCGACGTTCACCGCTTCACTCGAAGCAAATGGCGCCTGACGCTCAATACAATCACCTGAATCGATGTTGCGTTTTGGGTGTATCGTCGAAAAGGTATCATTTATCGTTTTTTCATCTTCACAGAGACCAAACCCGCAATACACACTTTTCTTTTCATCTTCGAATGCGCTTTTACTCTGGCGAGGAGCTTTGTAATCTTCAAAAGGTCCCGTCTGTCTCACAGTACCCGGTAATGAAAAATCATGTGTGACAAATGGATTGACGTGATCGATTGTCTCTTGTTCGTCGAGCATAATTACTATTACTTTAGATTATATTTCTTGTCCTTCATTTTATATTTATGTTCGTTCCACATTTCATCCAGGTCAACATTCAACATGTGGGCCAGCTGAAAAAGATAACTGAAAACATCACCCATTTCCATCATCACATCAGTTCCTCTAACCTTTTTCAAATTTGTCTTTTTGAATGTTTTTTTATGTTGTCGAATTGCGGATGCAAGTTCTCCAAACTCTTCTGTTAAAAGAAGCCAAACCGTATCAATGGCAGCTCTATCCCATCCTTTACTTTTACAGACTCTCTCTGTTTCATATTTGTAATAATTTAAACTCATTCTTATTATACTGTAGCACGTATTCTTTAATAGATTCCGATTTTTTCGTTTTTGGGGAGTCTCTTACCCTTCAAACTGACGTTGACGGGGAGATCATTAGGGACACTTATGGTATCGATATCGTTCGCGTAAGTAATATACTGTGCAACACCAGTTTCAATTTGAGATATTGCGGTATCGATGACACGTTCATTCATGAATTTTACCTGCTTAGTTACCCCCCTGCTATGATCACCAGAGTTGCTTATGAATACAACACGCATTATACCGTAGAGGTCATCGGGGTTTTGGTAATCAATCGAAATGCCACTCTTATTCTTAAAGGCCTGACGAATTCCCCTCTGGAGAAGATTTTTGTTGAAATCAGAAAAAAAGAGAGTGTTCAGAGGAGTCTCACACTGCTTGATTGAATTGAGGTGTAAATTGTCACACATTTAATATAGTCTCCGAAAATAATTTGTCTGTAGATATTAAATGCTGAACTACGCTGACTTCAACCAAGTGTACGATTCTAAACCCCAAAACACGGAAAAAATTCCACTCGATCCACCAGACTGCTTTGTTGGGTCGTATGCACCAGTAGCGAAACCCGGTGAAAGTGGTCCATTCTATGTAAATTCCTACCTTCTCCAACCTAACCGCCGCATGGAAGTTGCGGGGTCAGTTCCAGTGCGAAGCAAAGATCTTGAATGTGGGAAGTAAGTTAAAAATAAAAATTGATTGAAAAGTATATGAGGGTCACTAAACGCTCAGGTCGTATTGAGGATATGAAATTTGACAACGTCACCAATAGGATCAAGAACTTAACACATGGACTTTCAGGAAATTGTGATTCTACTAAAGTAGCACAACAGGTATTTTCATCTTTATACGATGGAATAACTACACAGGAAATTGACATACTTTCGGCTGAAATTTGCATCGGTATGATCACCTCTGACCCAGATTACGAAACACTCGCCACCCGCCTCGTCGCAAGTAACATCCATAAGATTTGTCCCAACAATTTTCATCTCGCCATGAGAAAACTCCAAAAATGTAAAATAATCACAGACGAAGTTGTTGAGGTTGCCCAACAGGTGAAAGAGTACATCAAAACTGATAGAGACTTTGACTTTGGGTATTTTGGTATTAAGACCTTAGAGAAGAGTTACCTTCAGAGGGTTGCTGGTAAACTTGTAGAGACACCACAATACATGTTTATGCGCGTTTCTATCGGTATTCATGGCACCGACATCCCCGCTGTTCTAGAAACCTACGATAAAATGTCCCAAGGTTTCTTCATTCACGCGACACCCACCCTTTTCAATGCGGGAACACCCCGTCCACAAATGAGTTCATGCTTTCTTATTGCCAATAAGGCGGATTCTATAGATGGCATATATGGAACCCTCACGGAGTGTGCACAAATTTCCAAATGGGCTGGGGGTATCGGAATGCACATTCATGATATTAGGGCCAATAAGTCTCGCATTAGGGGGACAAATGGACAGTCTGATGGTATCATCCCAATGCTCAGGGTTTTCAATGCCACTGCGCGCTATGTGAACCAAGCTGGTCGCCGCAAAGGATCAATTGCCGTATACCTGGAGCCATGGCACGCTGATATCATGGAATTCCTGGAAATTCGTCTGAATCAGGGTGATGATGAGGCGAGGTGCCGAGATCTCTTCTCAGCCCTTTGGATTCCAGACCTCTTCATGAAGAGGGTTGAAGAGGGTGGGAACTGGTCTCTATTTTGTCCAGACACCGCTAAGGGACTCTCGGATGTCTATGGTGAGGAGTTTGAAGCTCTATACACCAAGTACGAGGATGAAGGTCTCGCTACCACCACAGTTCCAGCCACTGACGTATGGAAGTCGATTCTCAAATCACAAACGGAGACTGGCACCCCCTACATGCTCTACAAAGACGCATGTAACAAAAAGAGTAACCAGAAGAATTTGGGTGTCATTAAGAGCTCCAATCTTTGCACTGAAATTATAGAGTACACCGACAAAGACGAAACTTCGGTGTGTAACTTGGCTTCTATCGCTCTCCCCAAATACGTCAATAAGGAGACGAAGACCTTCGATTACGAGAAACTCCACGAAGTCACGAAGATTGTCACGAAAAACCTGAATAGGGTCATCGATCGTAACTTTTACCCAGTAGAGACCGCAAAATGTTCTAATATGAAGCACCGTCCAATCGGTTTGGGGGTTCAGGGTCTCGCCGACGTTTTCATCCTATGCGGTCTCCCTTTCGACTGTGAAGAATCACGTCTCATTAATGCATACATCTTTGAAACGATGTATCACGCAGCTCTGGAGGCGAGCTCAGAGTTGGCAGAGGTTGACGGGTCTTATGAGACATTCAAGGGTTCGCCGGCATCACAGGGAATCCTTCAACCCGATATGTGGGAAGGTGAGACGAAATTCAGTGGTAGATACGACTGGGAGGCTATGCGTGAACGTATAAAAACGAAAGGATTGAGGAATAGTCTCCTCATGGCTCCCATGCCCACAGCTTCCACAGCCCAAATCTTGGGGAACAACGAATGCTTCGAACCCTATACCACGAACATCTACCTTAGGAGAACTTTGGCTGGGGAGTTTGTAGTTGTCAACAAACATTTAGTCGAAGATCTCAAGAAAGTTGGGTTATGGTCTAAAGAAATGAAAGATCTTATGGTCAAAGCGGGTGGTTCCATCCAAAATATTGTGGACATTCCCGATGACATCAAGAAGCTTTACAAAACTGTATGGGAAATTAGTCAGAAATGTATAATTGATATGGCGGGTGATCGAGGTAAATTTATTGACCAATCACAGTCTATGAATCTTTTCATGGAAAGTCCAACAATGTCTAAACTCTCTTCGATGCATATGTATGCATGGAAATCTGGTCTCAAAACGGGGATGTACTATCTGCGATCAAAGGCTAAAGCTCGACCAATCCAATTTAGTTTAGAACCTGATTGTGTTGCGTGTTCGGCTTAAAGTTTTGACTTCAATGTAATGTAAACATGGACCGAGTTATCGACAAAATACAAATTAATACATACAATAACCGAAAAATAGTTGTCACTACTAAAGAAGGAACACCATTGAGAGTTCAACTTCCTCGGATGTATATGCCGTTTGGTGTATCGGGATTCGTTCCGGAAGTGGGCCATGTTAAATACAATATCGATTTCGCTGTCAAAGGTTACGACGAAGACGATAGTTATATGAAAAAATTTTACGAAAACCTCCGTGCTGTTGAAGGTAAAATCATTCAAGCTGTATCGGATCAAAGTGAAACAATCTTCGGAAAACTTATGACGGTTGATGAACTTATGCCAATGTTTAACTCGAACTTAAAAATGTCAACAGATCGCGAACCGAAGTTTCGTGTCAAAGTTGACACGGACATCGAAGGTAATGTTAAACCCCAGATATTTGACTCTATGAAAAACCCCATGGCGAAGGAGCCTATAAAAAATGGTCTATATGCAAGAAATTCAGGTCAGGCTATTGTTGAACTCAATAGCGTGTATTTCTTGAATAAGAAGTTTGGATGCACGTGGAAAACCCACCAACTTATCGTTCATGAACCACAAAATTTAAAGGGATTCCAATTTATTATTTAATACGAACAAGAAGAGTTCGCGGCTTATTACTATTCAAAAGCAAAATACTATATACTTTCTGAGCTTCCTTAAGGAGTTTACCCTGAATCCTGGTAAACCCCTTTGGGTCTAATCCTAGCTTGATCTTGGCAATTTTCACAGAGTCTTCCCACTTGGAGAGAGTCATTCTTATACTACACTCACATTTTCTTGATGAGCTTCTTGTAAGCCACGGTGCCCGTCTTGGGCTGGAGCTTGAAACCCTTCTTAGCAGGCTTGAAGACCTTCACCATCGCCTTTTTACCCTCATCCTTCATGCGCTGGAGCGCAGCCTCACTCGCCGCCTTCGAGACAATGCGACCATCCTTCATCATAAGATCCTTCTTTACAAGACCACCAGCAGTCATGTCAGCAGTGCCGTGGAAAACTTCGGCTCGGGAACCAATCATCTTTATCTTAAGCACGGAAAATTTTCTTGATATCCAAGATTGAAATCTTACTATTAATCTTTTTTACCGGTATTTGCGTCTTTACACGGTCATCGTTGAGAACCTCTGAACACACGATAGATTTATGCCCTTGAAGAGCCATCATTTCTTCTTCAACACTCAAAAAAGTATCAGTCTCCCTGTAGATAAGTTTTTTGACGTAGACTGGTTTGGTCTGACCCGTTCTATGTGAACGACCAATCGCTTGGAGTTCCGTCGCAGGGTTCCAGGCAGGACCGGTGATGTAGACCCTCGTCGCTTCTTGAATATTGAGACCCTGCCCACCACATTTGATCTGAATGATGAAGACCGACCCCGGTGGTGCCTGCTTGAACCTGGTCAACTGGGTGGTTCGGTCCTCCTTGGAGACGGACCCATCTATCCTGAACGTGGGACACTCCAATTGACTTTGGATATAGTTCATCTCCCCCACAAACTGACAGAATATCAAAGTCTTCTCTTGGGGGTGCCCCCTAATCATCTCGAAGAGGGTCTCCATCTTGTGGGAACGCCCAACCCACTTCTCTGGTTGGGTGTCATTTTTCTTCGCAACTCCGTTCAAGTACATTTGGGGCCAGATCATACATTGCCGCGCTCGGAGAAGGCACTCCAAAATGACCATATTCTTGTAGTTGAGACTGGTTGCCGCCTTGAAGGTATCCTTGATCGTGTCCTGAGCTTCCTTGAAGACAAACTCGTACATCTGTCTCTCATCTGGGTACATATCCAGTTCAACATTCTCAAAGTAGCAGGGAGGTAGACGAAGCCGTTCGTTGATCTTGGCCAGGTCATCCTTCGTGCGACGGAGAATGTAGATGTCCTTGATCTTCTTGGTCATCCCCTGCACGAGGGACTTCTCGATGCCGAGGAACCGGCAGAGGGTCACAAAGTCATCCATCGAATTGAAGACTGGGGTGCCAGTGACAATCCATTTGATACCAGCTTGGAGTCGACAGACACTCTTGGACAACTTCGAAGACTTATTCCGAATCTCGTGGGCCTCATCCAACACCACCCGATCCCATTGAACCATGTGGAGAGGGGTCACCGCGTCAGCCTTCTCACCCTTCGCACTCAGTAAAGAGTATGGTGTGATCGTAACATCATGGTTCCCAAGCTTTCGACCAGGTCCATCGAAAACACCCACCGTTAGCGTCGGTGCAAACTTCGCAATCTCCTCAACCCACTGGGTGATGATAGATTTGGGCACGATAAGGAGTGTACGCTTTTGGGGGTTACCCAACATCGTCGCGATCAACTGTATCGTCTTCCCGAGGCCCATCTCGTCACAGAGAAACCCACCCTTGGGTCCCGACTGCTGTCGTTCCATTGTAAGCATCCAGAGAACACCTTCGCGTTGGTACGGGGCGAAAAGCCGACCATTTAGGGTGTTCTTAGCATGCGTGTATTGTTCTTCAATCGTCATGGTTTTGGTTTAATTTTATTAAATAGGTGGGTCACTTAGGTAAGTTTTTTTCAATCATCTATGTAAACATCTTCATCTGTAAGTGGTTCAATCTCACACGGAAGTGGAGGTGGGGGTTCCTTCTTTTTACGTGTCTTCTTTTCCTTTGGTTTAGGGAGTTCATCCAGGTGTTCCCTAAAGTACAGGACTCTATCCCAAAACTCCTTCATCACTGGGAGGTAGGTCTTCCACCACTCCCTGTCTCTCTTCACATTGGTGACGTCAAACTCTTCCGGATTAGGCCAATTGGTTTCCGCGGGTTTGTACTGAATGAAGTCGGCTTCTTCTAAATCTAAGATCTCCATGCACAGCTGTAGCTGAGGCATGTAGTGCTCAGGGACCTCCCCAGGAATGATTTTTCTTTGGGGTGGACACTTTATTTCCACAAGTTTCCCACTCTCAGAAACACCGTCGGGGCTTCCACCAAGCCATGTATGCACTGGGTGGGGGCAAAGACCAATTTCATGCACCACCTCCCCGTGTCGCTCTTCATAGAGGATCCGAGCCTCATCTTCATACTTTTCACCATGCCTCGTTGCATCATTTCCAGTGAACTTCTCACCGAGACCACACTTCTTGAGAAGTAACCCGTCTGGGGTTTCATATTTATTTACACCAATGGCTGTAGCGGCATCTGAAGCAGTCAACATATTTCCACGAAGGGACAACCATTCTTCAGATTTCTGTGCCGCATATTCACGCTCTATGAGAGCTTTAACATTCGGATGCATATTAAATATCTATGAACTATATTGTTTAAGCTGCTCTTGTACTTGAAAGAACATACGAGCTCCGTTTTGTTCTGCTTGTTTTTTATTTTTCGCAATACCCCTACTTACGCATGCATTTTGAATAAAGATGTCTACATAGAAAAGACCTTCATATTGTCCAACAACTCTATATTCAGGGAGTTCCATGTTATTGACTTGACAGTATTTCATTAGATGGTCCTTATAGTTGTCGTCAATCATGATAATATTCAAATCAACAATTTCGGGATTTGTAAAAATTCTCAATACAAATTCTTTAGCGTGAATAAGACCAATATCCATATAAATGGCTCCGATGAGGGCTTCGAAAACGTCTTCGAGAATTTTAGGATTGTTGTTCCATCCGTTACGCATCCCCTTTTCATCCATTATAATGTAATTTTGAAGTCCCAAATGACTCGCAATTTTTGCTAATGTTTCACCACGAACGAGCTTTGTGCGAGCTTTCGTGAGGAAACCTTCTTGGCGACTTTCATATCTATCGAAAAGAAACTTGGTAATGACGAAACCTAAAACAGAGTCCCCTATAAACTCTAGGGTCTCAAATGATTCGGTAAATTGTTCATACTCTTTGAGAGCAGATTTATGAGTAAAAGCCTTTTGGTACAAATCAAGGTTTTTGATCTTTGTACCAACAAGTTGTTCAATTTGAGTTTTCTCAACAAACATTCTTAGTATTCTTATTGATTATTTTTTTAAGCCTTTTTTACGTAGTGGGGAGAGAGAAACTTCTGGAGGTTAAGGTAAGTAACCTGTGTATCAGCTGGTGGGGAAAGTAGGTCCTTAAGTGTATCGTCAAGGATAATCTGACGACCGTTCTCCGGATGCTTGAGACCCTTATCGGTGATGTACTTATTGATGAACTTGGTTACCTCAGATCGGGAGATGAGTTCACCTTCTGGGAGACTCAGGAATGCACGCAACTTAGGTGTAATATCTTGCTTTCGGTTGAAGCCGTTGTTTTCAGAACGCTTCTTAGCCTTCTCACCATCTGGATCCTCTTGGGTGTTCTTGACCTTGCGGACGAGCTTAGTGAGAGTCTTGACGTCGTTGCGGAGAGCGGCGATTTCAGTTTGAATGGTTTCGAGAGACATTATATCTATCATAAGGACGTCGTCTTTAAGTCTATTTGAGTAAGAAATATTTTGTAATAATATAATAATGGACAGCACACTTTATCCAGAGGGTGTCATCAATAAATTTTTAAATGAAAACATGTTGTTTAATGATGTCAAGTTGAAAAAATACTACGACAGGAATGAACAAAGAGATTTAAAAAAATTTAGGGACCGTCTTCACAGTAAGTATTCAACGAAGACTCTCGAAAAAATTGTGTATGTTATCGTAACCGACTCGATACGTGATATTATACTTGACACAGTGGGGGAAATCAACGAAGTCATGAAAACTATGGGAGACCTGATTATAAGTGGTGGAGAAGCCTATAACATGTATGTTCCATTCAAAGATAGAATCATTACGACAGATATTGATGCAAAGTTTGTTCCACGTATGAAAAAGGATTCCAAGTATTTTGGAAAACTTCAGGGAGTTAAGTTAATATTGTGGGACAAGCTTGGACAGATTGCACAAAAGTTGAACTTTCGATTAAAAAATCGAATCATTGAGGTAAATAAACGAAATCCCAAAATTTTTAAATTTTTGGGTTTGGGATTCAAACAAACTGGACCATATGTCACACGGCGGTATACTCTCATCAAGAAAAAGAAATTTGGCACCCAAAATGTACCGAGTAAGGGTGACATCTTCATAGATGTTGAACTTTTTGCACTGGATCTAAATACACGGGTATTCTCACCGAAAACAGGACGTATCCAGGATTTGAATATTGGTGGAATATTAGACATTCCGTTTATGCGCCCAGAAGAATTTGGATACGATGTCTCTTTCACTAAACAAAAGGGAATTACATACAGACATGTCCTTACGAATAAACTTATTAGAAACAATACTATTTTTATCGCGGGACGTGACTTTTTAATTGAAGACATATATCTTATGCATAAACTGAAACTTCGCCCCGAAAAGAAGGAGAAAGATCGTCAAAGATTGATTAGGTTATCTAAAATGGTGACCACAACAGTGTCTGCAGGTGATGCAATTGACACCATTTTCAAAAAGGTGAAGCACAAGATTGTTAAGAAGACCAGACAAAGATATGTGTTTAAAAATGTGTCAATGTCCAGAGCTGCCCGGATAGACCCCTACAAATACAAACAGTTTACCACCCCTCCACAAAAGGAACGTTTATCAAAACAACTTGTCCACGGGTTAAAACCCATCGTAAAAGGAATGAGCGTCAAAGGATTTTCAAATACATCAGGGAACCAGCGCTTTAATTTGAATACCCTAAAATGGAAGAAGAACTCCAGTCACAACTATGTAAAAAATGAATATCCTCTCAGAACAAACGAAGCTATGAACTTGTCAAAGAATCTAAACATTAATCGAACACTCTACGGTTACAAAGATTCCAGAAATAAATGGGTTCCAAAGCCAATACTCAGGGGAGCAGCGGCCATCCCATTTATTGGTTTAAAGAAATAATACACAGTATAAACATAACATGTTTTACAACCCCCCAGTCAAGGGTGAAGATGGTCTTTATTTTGTAAAGACTTTGACAGATGAAAAGCGGAAGTGTCTCGTGCAAGTCAATGATGTGAAAGTTGTAGATACATCAGGCGAGTTTGTTTTCGACCTAACATCAGAAGACAATCTCAAAAAGATTGATGAAATCGACGCTCTCAACTTGGAGGCGGCCACCGAATACTGTGAAAGTTGGTTTGGTCGAAAACTTTCGGAGGCCGTGATTGATAAGGCCTACACCCGCAGTCATTCTAACCAGGAAATCACAGGTGAGCTTCTTGAAATTACCCGAGCCTACAATTCCCAAAAGGAGCTTGTTGACACCTCTACCGTCCAATCAGGGAAGAGATGTGACGTAATTCTCGAGTTCGCTGGTCTTTGGTTCGCCAAGAAAACTTTCGGGGGTTCTTGGAATGTTGTCCAGGTGAAGGTCCATGATGACCCAATTCTAGACACCTATCCAGAAGATTTTGCATTCATTACCCCAGAGGACCAATAAAAAAAAATTTGTTTATGATATATAAAAGACGATGAAGACTAATGGTCGTGTTCAACAACTTGTGATGATCCTCGCTGTGGTAGTTGTAGTATACCTCCTGTTTAACTGCATGGACAAATCTGAATACTCTGTCAAGGAATACACCGCCTTCCCATCCGCTGGACCATCCGCGGCTCCAGGTGAGGCGGCATGTGGTATGAATCGGGGGACTGGGCTCGCGTCGTCGCTTCTCCCCCGCGAAGTCGCTTCCGAAGAGGACTTCGGTCAGTTTGCCCCAGAAGACATCCTCAAGGGCCAAAACTTCCTTGAACCCCGTAAGCAAATCGGTTTCCCAGAGACTGTAGGTGGCGCTCTCCGTAACGCGAACCAACAGATTCGCAAGGATCCACCCAACCCCAAAGAGCCATTCGTGTGGAACAATTCTACCATTGTTCCAGACACGATGCAACGTGGCTTGTGCGCTTAAAGATTAGAATATAAGAAACATTAGATGACTACCGTTACAAACGAACTCTCCGAGAACGTTTCTAAGCTTGTAGATCTTACCAAACAACTTTCTGACGCGAAAGCTGATATCAAAATTCTTAACCAGGAGGAAAAGCGTCTCAAAGAGATTGTGAAGAAGAATATGGTTACCCAGGGTATTGATACCATTAACCTCAGGAAAGGGAAAATTAGTCTTCGAAAATCTGTTCGGAAGGCTGGTATTAATAAGGAAGCTGTAAAGGACGGACTTTTAAAGTTTTTTGGAGGAGACGAGACAAAGGTCGAGGGAGCCCTAAATGCCATCCAAGATGGACTTAAAGTAAAGGAATCTACCTCTCTTTCATTAACTGGTATAAAAGAAAAACCACAAGAAGAAAACAAGTAACTACAATGGTTTGGAGTCAATATGTATACGAAGCAACCACTGGCTTTGATTCTTCATATGCCAGTGATGAAGATGATTATGATGACACTCCTCTGAATATTCACGACTGGGAAGTTAAATACTCAGATGAACTCTCACACTTGTGGAACACCACAAGAACCCTAATGGAAGACGCTCTTATCGCACATACAGGAGAATACTGGGACTTTGTGAACTTTTGTTATAAGGAACATAATACACGTCTACAACCAGTGGTCTGGGAATATCAGGAACAGACCATGTGGTATGAAGAACGTCTCTCCCATGTATGGAGAAACATCAGGAGAATCGTGCACGAAAATGGGCTTCACGAAGAAATGATACGGGGTGCAAGTTTTTATGATTTTGCACACTTTGCTAAAAATTTTATGCGTGTATATTAAATGATTCCCGATATTACATCAAAGAAAGTTGCCATTCCAGCTGCTCTATTCCTTGCTCTCAGCCCAGGTTTTTTACTAACCACAGATGGAAAAAAGTTAAACTTCATGAACGGAAAAACAAACCAAATGGCCGTTTTCTTCCACGCACTTGTATTCTTCCTCGTTTACAGTCTCGTCGCCAAAGCCATGGGTATTGTTCTCACAAAGACGGATCTTATCGTGACCACAACTCTCTTCATTGCTCTCAGCCCAGGTCTCCTTCTTACACTTCCACCAGGTTCCGGTGGCGTTCTCCGGTCGGGTCAAACCAGCATCCCATCCACTCTTACCCACGCGGTAGTGTTCGCGGTAGTGTTCGCGATTTTACGTCGTCAATTTCCTCAATTCTACTAAGAAGAAGGATGAAATACCTTATATTAGGACCCGCGGCGATGGGTATATTTACTTTAATTGGTGCTTTAAAGGTATTAGAAAATGAATTAGTCCATGTTGAAGAAATTTCAGGGTCATCTGCGGGTGCTATTATAACACTGTTTTTAGCTATGGGGATGACTGTAGATGAAATCATTACAACCTCACTGTCAATAGATGTTAAACAACTTATGAAGATTAGAATTAGATCATTTTATAATAAATTTGGATTTGTGGACATAGAACCAATACGAAAAAAATTGGTGGATGTGTGTGGTTCTGACCCAACATTCAAGGAAATTAATTTGAAAATATATATTTCAGCATTCTGCTTAAATACATCTCAAACGGTTTATTTTTCAAAGGATACACACCCAGATATGAAAGTAATAGATGCAGTGTGTATGAGTATGGCTGTTCCTTTTATTTTTGCTTGTGGAAAATATGATGGATATACATACGTTGATGGAGGTACGATAGAACAATATCCATTAACACCATTTATAGACAAAAAGCCATATGAAATTACTTGTATAAAAATAAAATCAAATAATATTTTTCAGGAGAATATAGACAATCCAAAACAGTTTGTCGAATCGTTAATTCTGTCAACGTTATCTAATAGATATACATATAATAAACCAATCAAAATCATAGAAGTAAACGTAGAAAATACAAATGTATTCGACTTTAACATGTCATATGAAGAAAAGATAAAACTATATAATATGGGATTTTTAAATTAAATACTTTTTTTGTTAGTATAATACATATGATAGACGCGTGCGATCCAGACGCGGACATAGATATTCTCCGGAAGCTTATAAAGCTTAACACAGGGGACAACCTTACACTAACAAGGAAAGAAATATGTCAAGTATATGAGGATATACACGACGACAAGTTACCCCTCCCACCATTGATAATGAATTCAAGTCGAACCTATTTAATCGACAAAAAATCACCCCTCAAAGTGCGTGATTATGAAATTCTTTTTGACTCTTCATCAAAACGAGCTGATCTCAGAAGAATTGCGTCTAAAATAGGTCTCAAACGTTTAGAACCTTTGACTAAAATTCAAATTATTGATGCAATTGGACGACGTCTCAGATACATGAATATCCGCGAACCTGTCAAGTTCGGGCGAAAAAGGGGTGTAGTGATGAAAAAGGAGGAATTTGTAAACAATTTTAACGCAGCAGCAACGAACAACGTAGCAGCAAATAATGCAGCAACGAACAACGTAGCAGCAAACAATGTAGCAACGAACAACGGGTTCAAGAACAACGGGTTCAAGAACAACGGGTTCAAGAACAACGGGTTCAAGAACAACGGGTTCAAGAACAACGGGTTCAAGAACAACGGGTTCAAGAACAACAATTCTGCTTTCAATAATACAGAAATCAGAAATAACTTTAACAACCCAAATAGACGTAATAATACAGAGTTCCCTAAAAACGGGTTATTTAGGAGAGATGAAAAACCCAAATTTTTAGGTGGAAATCGTCCTGCAGCTCCAAAATCTAAATCATTATTTACAGGTTTATTTGGGGGTAAAAGCAATAAAAACTTTATCAAGTCAGATAAGTTTAATGGTGCCAAAAATGGATACGTGTTCAAAACAAGTAATAAAGGAACGGGTTATTACAAAAACACGTATCGCCCCGTTCAAGGACCCGAACGTAATAATGTCGTAACTAATCGAATTGGAGAGGGTGGGGGTAATCCTTTTAAGAATGTTAATAATCAAAAAGAAAAGATAAAAAATCTTGAACAAAAGTTGCTCAACAAAAATACAGAAAATAAGGAAAAAATTAATGCGCTAAAAAAAAACGCCAATTTGAGAATTTCTGAAATTATAGAAAAATCAAACCAAAATAAGCAGGAAGCTGAAAAAAAACTTCAAAATGCGATGAAAAATCTTAACCAACAAATTGCTAATGCCAAGAGAGAGGGTAGTGAAGAAGCACAACAAGAAGTCAATAATGCGAGAGCTTTGGTTAACAAAATAAAACAAAACATGAATGATATAAAAAATCAAACCCAAAAGAATATAGAAAATATAAGAGAAGCATCGAACAAAAAGACTGAGAACTTACAAAAAGAGTTAGATTCTAAAAATGCTAATATTGAAAGACAAATCAGAGAGAGTCAACAAAATATGGAAGTAGCTAAACTAAAATTAGAAGAAGCTGAACAAAAGCGTTTACAGAATATGGAAAACGCGGGAAAAAAATTGTCCGAAGCTGAACAAAAACGCTTAAATAATCTCGATGCTAAAAATACAAATACTCAAATAAAACTAAACCAAGCCGAACAAAGACGTCTAAGCAATCTAAATGCTAAAAATGTGAAACTTAATCAGTTGGAAAAACAGCGTTTAAAAAATAAAGAAAACATGGAAGCAAATACTGCAGCTAAAATTTTAACTGCTGACGCGATTTCTCAGGTAAAACTAAAAAATTTACAAAAACAATTGAACGTGGCCAATTCTAAAGTTAATGAAGCTAGACGTGAAATGAAAAATGCAACTAATAAAGAAAAAAAAGTGTTACAGAATCAAATTAACAATTTACAAAAACAAATTAACCAGAAAGAAGATGATCTAAACAGGGAACGGGACAACATACAACGAAAAAAGGAAGAACTTAATCGTAATAGACAACGTCAACAACAAAAACTCAACGACAATCGGAGACGACTCGATGAAAATCGAAGACGACAGGAAAATAATTTGAAAAGACAGAGAAATAAACAGGAGGAAGCTAAACGCAAGGCCAGAGAAGAAGAGGTGATCCGTAAAGCCAGGGAAGAAGAGATTCAAAGGAAACAAAGCGAAGAAATCAGAAGAAAACAGTTAGAGGAAATTAGACTGAAAAAGGAAGAAGAGAATCGGAAGAAGAAGGAAGAAGAGAATCGGAAGAAGAAGGAGGAAGAGAACCGGAGGAAGAAGAAGGAGGAAGAGAACCAGAAAAGAAAACGAAATGAAGAAGCTGCAGCCGCATCTAAAAAGCTTGTAAATGATGCTTTGAAAAAAGTAAAGTTAAATGCTGAAAAGAATCGCCTAAAGAAGTTGGTGAAAAATTCAAAATTAAATACAAATCCATTTTGGGGTATTGAAATAAACGCATTAACAAATGTAAATAAAGGTAAAAATATTGAAAAAAAGATTAGGAATAGATCAGAAGTTGTAGCTGGCCAAGCAATCAACAATAGAAAAAAGGTAGTCACGAATAAAGCTAAACAAATTGTCGCCGGACCATTTGGTCGAATTGGTTTGTGGAACCGAGAGATAAAAAGTGCCACAACTACAGAAAGATTGAACGTTATTAATTCAGAACTAAATAAAAGGCGACAATTCATCAATAAGGTTGAACGCAATACGCGTGAATATGGGGAATTTCCGAGTGCTGGTCGAACATCTGTAAAGCAAACACTAAAGAATCATGCAAGGCAGTATAAACGAACCCTCACTAATTTAGAAAATCGTTTTGCCGCGATACCACGCCAAAAAGTATTGTCAAATAAAATGAAAACGGGACGTTTGACTGCTTTTACCGAACAATATTACAACATAAATAGTATTAATAAATTGAACAAGCTCGAGCGTGTTATTAATGATCTCATCTCCAAACAACCCAAAAAAGTTCCAATGCAAAACTTTAAAACCTATGATAATCCATTAGTAAAAAATAATAAAATCCCCAAAGATATGACTAAAATTAATAATCCAGTTTTTAATTCGAAAACTTTACCACCCGCTCCACCCAAACGTTCTTTCAAAAATGTGGGTCGACAAACAGTAACAAATGTGAAAATGCAGGGTATTCGTAACGCCACCAATATTGCTAGAAAACAAAAGGCTATACGGGAAGCCCAAGGTCCAGAGAGAATCAAGTTGGCTCGTGAACTAGCAGCTGAACAAACAAGGCAGGGTGGGTCTAACAAGACTAAACGAGCTGCAGGTGTTATCCAGGTCCCACTGACCAGCGCCAATAGACTTAGTGCTATTTCGTTTGTGAATAAGTTACGTTCTAAATTACCACCAGGACGTAATGCAGTTTACAAGGGACAAATTAAGCGTGCAGAAACTAAAGCAGCTCTAAATGCTATTAAAAAAGGGGCCGAGATTGAAAGTAGGAAACCTAAGTAATGTTACGAAAAATAAAAGTAAACGAACACAATGGACTATGACGAGTGCACCGTCATGACTGAAATGCCCCTCGGTGATGAAGTTGCAGATTTCATTGAAAAGGGTCTCCACCGAAACATGACTGACAAGGATGTGATCGAATGGTGTGACGACAATTTGGAGGAGATTGCTAAAATATATGAGAAGTACAGAGGTACCTACTTGTCATATAAAGATGCAGAGATGACTTTGTTTTTTACTCAAACAGTATTTGGGAGAGATGATTGTGTAGATATGATTAGAACTTTTGTAGCGTGTAATTAATCAACTTCTTCAATTGTTGGACCCCCCGGTGGTGACGGCTTCTCGGCCTCAGCCTCAGTGCCAGTGCCAGCGTTCATGAAAGGTGCGAGCACCTGTGTGAACTCTTGTTGTTTGTGTTCAATTTCATCGATTTCCGCGGTTCGGTTATTATCGATCCAAGAAATCATTTCGTTGATTTTTTCATTCAGTGTAGACTTGTCTTCTTCGGGTAAAGATTCAGCCGTTGTTCGAGCACCGTATACCATGGCTTCGAAGTTGTTCATCGTTTGAACTTTCTTTTCGTAGGCTTCATCTTCCTCCTTATATTTTTCCGCATCTTGGACCATCTTCTCAATTTCTTCCTTAGATAGACGACCCTTATCGTTGGTGATGACAATCTTTTCGGAATTACCCGAAGCTTTGTCTTCCGCTGTCACGTTTAAAATACCATTCGCATCGATATCGAAACGGACATTGATTTGTGGAACACCTCGTGGAGCTGGAGGGATACCCTTCAATTCGAAGGTCCCGAGGAGGTGGTTATCTTTGGCTCGGGAACGCTCACCCTCATACACTTGGATGAGGACACCCGGTTGATTATCAGAGTAGGTTGAAAACACCTGTTCCTTTTTGGTCGGGATGGTGGTGTTTCTCTCGATGATTTTGGTCATGACACCACCAGCTGTCTCGAGACCGAGGGATACTGGGGCTACATCCAGAAGGAGGAGATCTTGAACGGAGTTGTCAGTGACCCCAGAAAGAATGGCGGCTTGGACTGCTGCACCATAGGCTACGGCCTCATCGGGATTGATAGATTTGTTTAGTTCCTTCCCATTGAAGAAGCTCGACAACATTTGTTGAATTTTGGGAATGCGGGTGGATCCACCGACAAGGACAATCTCATTAATCTTAGATTTATCCATCTTTGCATCCTTGATGACCTGTTCAACGGGTTCCATACATTTTCTAAACAGGTCAGCGTTGAGTTCCTCGAAGCGGGCACGGGTGATGGATGTGTAAAAGTCAACACCCTCGAAAAGTGAATCAATTTCAACACTCGTTTGAGATGTCGTAGAGAGGGTTCTCTTCGCACGTTCACACGCAGAACGAAGTCTACGGAGAGCTCGAGCGTTTCCGGTGATGTCCTTCTTGTGCTTCCTCTTAAACTCTTCCGCGAGATGACGGAGAAGACGAGCGTCAAAGTCTTCACCTCCTAGGTGGGTATCACCCGCTGTGGCCTTAACCTCGAAAATACCACCTTCAATGTTGAGGAGTGAAACATCAAACGTACCACCACCAAGGTCAAAGATGAGAACATTCGTATCTTCTTCCTTATTTTTATCCAATCCGTAGGCAATGGCTGCGGCGGTGGGTTCGTTTATAATTCGAAGACAATTGAGACCGGCGATGGATGCAGCGTCTTTCGTAGCTTGTCTTTGGGAATCGTTGAAGTATGCTGGGACGGTGACGACTGCGTCAGTCACCTTTTTACCTAGATACCCTTCGGCGACTTCTTTCATCTTGGTCAACACCATTGAAGAAATTTCCTCGGGTGCAAACTCTTTGGTCTCCCCATGAAACTCAACACGAATCATGGGCTTGTCACCAGATCCTGCTACCACCTTGTAGGACCAATCTTTCATGTCATCTTGAACCTTGGAGTCTGAAAATTTACGACCGATGAGTCGTTTTGCATCAAAAACTGTATTTGTTGGATTCATAGCTGTTTGATTCTTAGCCGCATCTCCAATGAGACGCTCACTATCTGTAAAAGCCACATAAGATGGGGTTGTGCGATTTCCCTGGTCATTTGCGATGATCTCTACACGATCATTTTGCCAAACACCAACACAAGAATACGTAGTTCCGAGATCGATACCAATTGCTTGAGACATAATATACTGGTATAGAGTTTCTTTTCTCTAATTAATTTAAAGAGGTAAATCTTTATTTAAAGAATGGAATGTTGTCAGGTATGTTGCGAAAAGATAAATAAGATAAATCACAAAAAAGTCAAGTGTCCATTTTGTGATTTAACAAGTTGTCGGGTATGTTCACAAAGGTATATACTTTCTTCTTTCGAAGATCCTCATTGTATGGGTTGTAAAACGAGGTGGGATCGCGAATTTATAGATTCGTTTTGCACAGTGAAATTTCGCAATAAAGATCTAAAAGCTCATCGCGAAAATGTATTACTTGAAAGGGAAAGAGCTCTGATGCCATCAACACAACCAGAAGTTGAAAGACTCTTGGCTATACGGAGATTATCTCGGTTAGCTAGGGCTCAAAGAGAACGACTTTATCAATTACACATTGTGGGTGAAAATGTTCCAGAACTCGGAATACTTTATAATGAAATGGAGAGAACGTATCGAGAAATGTCGAGACTGAGAAACGTTGGCGACTCTACAGACACTCCCACTACATTTACGAGACAATGTCCAAATGAAAGTTGCAAAGGGTTTTTAAATATAGATTGGTATTGTGGTTTGTGTGATCAATATTTTTGTAAAGATTGTAACGAACCTGTTACCGATGACCACGAATGTGATCCAGATGTTGTAGAGACGATGAAACTTTTAAACCGAGATAGCAAATCATGTCCAAAGTGTGGAATGGTAATTCATAAATTGAGTGGATGTTCTCAAATGTGGTGTATAAGTTGTCACACAGCTTTTGATTGGCGAACAGGTGAAATTGTTTCTGGACGTGTACACAATCCCCACTATATCGAATTTAAACGAAAAGATATTATGTCGAGAGAACACGGTGATATTCCATGTGGTGGCATTCCATCCACACAAGAACTCCGACAAATTGGGGCTCCATATAAAATGGTTCAATATCTAGTTGTCATACAAAATATGGAAAATGAAAACATATTCATGGTAGATTTACCACCCATAGATAATACACGTGCTCGTATATCCTACATGATGAATTATATAGATGATTTACTTTTTAAAGATTTTTTACAGAGACAAGAAAAACATAGGGAAAAAACTAGAGAGGTGTCAAACATATATGAAGTTATAATTCATTCTTGCGGAGATCTTTTGAGGCAATATGTCTTGGATCAATCTAGATACACGGAAATTTTAAATCATATAGAACAAATCTTTGATTACGGAAATGAAATTTTTACCAGAATACGAAAAAGATATGTCTGTGTTTCACCAAAAAATATTGAAATATAGTAAGATGTTAATACTGGTGATCCTCATTGTATTGACTATATATATTCTACCCACATACCGTGAACCAGAAGTTTTCCGTAATTTTATAACTCCAGGTGAGAGAGCACATGTTATACAAGAAGCGAAAAAGAATCTAACACCATCGACTGTATCCACGGAACATAAACTCGATGAAAGTATTCGAAAAAGTGAGACAGCGTGGTTGAGTTTCGATGACCCAATCATTAAGGGTATAGCCGAGAGATGTCTAAGCTATACAGATAGACCATTGACCAACTGTGAAAAACTCCAAGTTCTCCGCTACGAAGAGGGTGGTCACTACATTCCGCACCAAGATATATTGAGAAACGCTAAAAATCAAAGAATGTATACATTCATTCTAGCTTTGAATGATGACTATGAAGGTGGTGAAACAGTATTTCCTAAACTAAAAAAAGCTTACAAATTGAATGCGGGGGATGCCCTCTTCTTCGACACACTGGACAACTACGAATTTGATACATCCAAGGCTTTACATGGTGGGAGACCTGTAAAGTCTGGTGAAAAATGGATTTGTAATTTATGGGTTCGGAAGTACCCTATAACTAATGCTTGACCTTCTCCCGGTTCGCCATGTGGAGGGCCACCCAGAACAACTCAATAATTATGTTGGATTATGGTATATGACCACGCTCGCGGAAAAGGAAAAATTAAAAAAAAATCTCACGAATTTTTATAGTCAATATCTAGAAAACCAAGAAATAAATACCTTGGTTCGTAGTTACTCTAAAAATAAAAATGCCTTAGATATTAAGGCGCGTGCTTATAAACTTGCTTATCAAAAATATATGATACAATTTACTAAGGCTGGCACGTCTTTTGTAAATAAGATGCCAATGGCACCTCGTTGTCCTTCGGGTGTGAAGCCTTTCACAGCCGGGGGCCTTGGAGTAGGAGGGGCCGTGGCCGTGGCAGGGCGCGGCGCGGTGGAGGTGGGGG